GCTCATGTCCTACACGTCCGGGAAAACTTATATCGCCCGCCCGGTTGCGTCGAAAGCCACGGCGACATTACCCACCGGAGCGGCGGGACTGAATTACAGCTTCTTTGTCGCTGATACCGATTCCCTACGGGTTGTAGCTACTGGCTCGGATTCCCTGATTGACAATACCGGCGCGGCATGGAAAACCACAACGAGCGTTGCTGGGTCTGTGAAGTGCACCTTCCTGGACGCGACCGGAAAATGGTTTATGATGTATCCCGTTGGCACATGGACGAGTTACTGAAAAGGAGAACGCCATGAAAAGTATGCTTTGTATCATCTTGGCGGCTGGCGTTCTCCTCGCCGCCATTTCGTGGGCTGGCGCGGATTCTCTCACAGCGGCGGGCCAGTCCTCAACGGTCTTGACTAAAGGTGTTCAAAAAGTTGCTTTTTGGGTGAAGCTCGCCACAGTAGGGACGGCGGCGACTCTCCAATTTCAGGGGAAAATCAATACATCCGACTGGTTTTCAATTATGCCTGGCGATTCCCTGAGATGGGTAGCGAACCATGATACCCTGTTCGTTTATACGACTGCGGCGGTGCTGGATTCGGTACGGGTAAAGTTCCTGTCGGAAGGTGATAGTACAACGGCGGTGTTCACAATCCAAAGCCGGAAAGCGTACTGATGAAAAAACTCATCCCCTATATGATTGCCATAATCGCCGTTATTGCGGTGATGGCGGTCTATTGGAACACCGGGACGCTCTGGCAAAACCAGTATGATGACTCCTACGTTACGTACCGTTATGCGGTAAATCTTTCCGAGCACAATGAATTGGTGTTCAATCCCGGCGAAAAAGTAGATGCGGCGTCCTCGTTCCTCTACGTTGTGGTTCTGGCGGGGTTCTACTCATGCGGGATGGATGATATGGAGAAAGTATCGTTCATACTCAATATGCTCGCCCTGGGGCTGATAGCGGCCTTTGTGTGTCTATCAGCGTTCCGGTTATCAGGACAATGGTGGGCGGCGGTCGTGCTTGGGCTGATCGCCTCACTTCATGGGTTTACGTCCTCTTGGGCTTGCCTTGGAATGGATACCGTTCCGTTCGCGGCGCTCTTGGTGATATGGACATACTTCACCTTCATCTCTCCCCGGAAGTGGCTGGCGCTGGCTTTTACCGCTGCGCTGGTGCTGATGCGAATCGAGGGGGCGCTGTCTATTCCCTTCTGGTTTGTGGCGTTTCGGGATTGGCGGGGACTCGTTGCGCTCATAGCCGGGGCCGTATGTTTTTACCTGGCAAAATACGCTTATTATGGCGTCTGGATTTCCCATGCGCTCGCGGCGAAAGGGATATTGACATACTACTCGCCTGCGCCATTGGATATTCTTATGACATGGAAAACATTCGCTTTGGCCGCTCCTGTTATCGCAATCGCCGGGTGTATTATGGAGCGCCGGGTGAGATGGCTTGGGCTGTTCGTCGGGATTATGGCGATTGCCTGTCTATTCGGCCCGAGATCGGATTGGGTACGCTACACGGGGCCGCTTCTCCCGCTCATGCTTATTGCGGGCGCTCCGGTGTTTAGGCGGTGGTACTTCGCGCCGCTCATTTTATCCGTGCTCCTCTTTCAAGGGTTCAATTCTGTTCGTTGGATGCATTCTCATGCGGCCCGCCTCGCACCGGTACAAGAGGCCCGCGCCCGTTGCGGCGAATGGTTGCAGGCTAATGCCGACCGCGCCCGTCCGGTACTCTCAGGTGACATCGGGAGTATCGCTTACCACGCGCCGGATGTGCGATTCATCGATCTCATTGGACTGACTTCAAAAGATGTTTTGGCCGCATATCAGCGCAAAGAGAATCTTGATGCGATTGTGATTATGAAAAACCCTCAATTCATTGCAGATACGTTCATGGTAAAAGGTAAAGGGCTCGTCTATTCGCACGGCAATGGTGAATTTGTAAAAAATGGGAAACCTTCTAATATATATATCTCGAAACTAATTACGGGTGTGCAATTTGGGGAAATAATGGCTATCGCAATTATGGAGTTATAATGTCGGAATCAATGCGCTTTGTTATCGCCACAGCCCCGGCAACCGAACCGGTTACATCTGCTGAACTGGTCTCTCAATGCCGGATAAACAGCGCGGAAGCCACAACGGAAGCGACGTATATCTCCACCCTCATAACCGGGGCGCGAGTGTATGCGGAAAACCTTGTTGGGCCTATCATAACTCAGGCATGGGATGGGTATCTGGATGAATGGCCAGCGGATGACATAATCGTTGTCGAAAAGCCCCGCGTGACGGCGATAACGACCGTGAAATACACTATCCTTGACGCATCGGCGGCGTCCACATTCGCTTCCTCTAATTACTTGACTGACTATGTATCATATTACGCCAGAATACGCCTGAAATGGGATAAGGCATGGCCTACGGATACACTGGAAATTATGAATCCGATAGTGATACGATTCAGCGCGGGATATGCGAACGCGGCGGCAGTTCCACAGGCATTGAAGCAGGCGATATTGTTTTTGGCCGGGCATTGGTACGATCATCGTGAAATAATGATAGAAGGGCAAATGGCGGTAATACCCGGCACGTTCTATGACCTGATGGGGAATTATCATGAGTGGGGTTTCTGATGACTGTTCGCGCCGGGGAATATCGGAATTATATTACAATTCAGACGCTTGCCACAACGCAATTGAGCGATGGGTCAAGTTCCGAAACGTGGACAACGCAAATATCGTTATGGGCTAAAATTCATCCTATCTCAGGGCGGGAATACTATTCAGCGCAACAGACACAAGCGGAACTTACGCATAACATCTACGCCCGGTACACGCCCGGCGTTGCCCCGGAGGACAGGGTGTCGTGGGGCGGGCGGACGTTCAATATTCTGGAAGTGATAAACGTCGATGAGCGCAGCGAAGAAATGATTCTCAGGGCAAAGGAGCTTTTACCATAATGGCCGGTATAAACTTTGAGAGGCAATTCAAAGATTTTCATCATGAAGTTATGGCGGTTGTCCGGGCGAATATGGCCGCGAAACTCGATGAGGCTGGCGACCTTGTACGCGATACCATGAAGGCGGAATGCCCGGTAAAAACAAGTGCGCTTAAAAAGAGTATCCGGGTAAGGCGGGATAAAAAAGGACAATATATCCGAGTAATCGCCGGGGATAAGAAAGCATGGTATATCCATCTGGTTTTATTTGGAACATCAAATCGGATTACAAAAACAGGACAGGACAGAGGCTCTACCTCCCCTGATAATTTCATGCAACGTTCGATTGACCAGAACATTGGGAAGTTGAAACAAATACTCGGCGAACCTATACGGGATGAAAACAATCCAAAGACGTTTCTTTCCATAAAGCAGGTGACGGATGGGGATAGCACATGAAAGTTCTCTTCGACGCCATAATGGTAAAATATACCGGCGTAACGCCGACGTGGACACCGGCATCGGTGGCCTGTACGGGGGGCCTTCATAGAGAATTTGCACCACAAAAAAATGTTATGCCATATGCGGTAATGCACCACATTTCCGGAAACCCGGAAGATACCTTTACGGAGCGAGGGGAAACATATCTCATCCAGTTCAATATCTATACCGATACGACGTCGGCGACAACGCTTGACACAATAGCAAGTGCGTTCATGACACTTTTTGATTGGTGTACGCTCACTGTCACCGGCTATTATTTCATTGACATGCACAGGGTATTTCAGACATGCTATTGGAATGATGAACTCAAAAATTGGACATACGTAATTCAATATCGGATACAGATTCAAAAGACACCATAGGGGGAGCCATGAGATATTTCGATTGTGCACAATGCGGCGGGAAGTGCTGTAAATTCCTTGTCATCCCGATGCATACTTCCGATGAAGAGAAATATTACCGGTTGCGCGGGACGGTGGTGGATTTTAAGCGATTAGGAAAACTAGTTGTACTTCCGGTTCCATGTGCGAATCTCACGGAAGATGGCAAATGTAAGGACTATGAAAACCGCCCGAATATCTGCAAAGAAATGAATGAAAAAACTATGTTTCGGTTCTGTATACCGAACGGGTGTAAATATGACACAATGGGAGAATACGGAGAGGATTACGGAGTATAGAATAACGCAGTAACGCGCAATTAACATTCCGGGTCTGTGCGGTGGGCGGCCACCCTAAGTACACGATCAAGAAGCAAAAACGGGCAGTATAGGAGCCTATACCTTCTATGCTTGCCCGTTTTTGTTTGCCCGGAACCACAACAGAAAGGAGCAACACAATGGCAGCAGCACCGAAACATGGAAAAGGTGGGAGCATAACTTTCACCACGGTTACTCAGGGGGTACTTGAATGGACGCTCGATTACACCATGAACCCGGCGGACAGTACTACATTCACCGAGGCGGGTGTAAAGGCGTTTATCATCGGTACAACCGAATGGAAAGGCACACTCAAAACCAATTACGACCCCGCAAACACGGCGGTTGTAACGCAGGCGGCGGCGGAGTTGGTTCTCACCGTCGCGGCATCGAATACCTATACCGGAAGCGTTTTGATTACCAATATGGCGGTATCGGTGAACAAAGATAATATCGCCACCGTGGATTATTCGTTTCAGGGGACTGGCGCTCTTGTTATCGCCCAGGCATAATCAAAGAAAGGGGGCGACAAAATGGCGGCAGCACCTCAACACGGCAAAAACGGGGCCTTTTATGCGGCCAAAGGAATCATAAGGGCGCGAACGCTTGCATTCGCCATATCTCCGTCTAGAATTACCGATAGTGATAGCGGTTTTGTCACTGCCGGATTTATTCAAGATCAAAAGATTGAGATAGTCGGGTCGGTAGCGAATGATACAAACGGGACACCGCTGACTATCGCATCAGGTGGGGTAGCGGCGGGCGCACTTACGCTCACTGCACCCCCTACAATAGGGGATGCTGGGCCGTTGATTCTAATTTACCAGAACGCTCCCGGTGGCGCTCCATTCGGATTTACGGCATGGACGCTGGATGTTGTAATGAATCCGGCGGAATCTACCAGTTTAACCGAAGCGGGCGTAAAAACCTTTATCCCCGGCACAACCGAATGGAAAGGGACGGCAGAACGGCTGTATTGTGAATCGGATGTATTGTGGGGCACAACTTCCATATGGGCTGGTAACGTAACCGGCACATATCAATGGGTACGGTTTTTCAAGCCCTATGTGGCGATTCCTTCCGCCGGAACCCCATCTTATTTCTATGAAGGGTTGGCTCTTGTAACCGCATCGAATATCACTTGGCCTTCCGGTGATATAGTAACGCAGAAGTTCGATATTCAGGGCGTCGGGGTATTGACGCTGGTTGCAAAAACATCCGCGTGGTAAAAAATCAGGGGGAGTTATGAAATTTGATCTCGAAAATCTCAATCCCGGAACATGGTTCGATTTCAAGGATGGCGGGCGGATATGTCTCCGCTCCCTTTCCACGAGAGAAGCCATTTCCATTACCAAAAAAACAATGAAACCTAAGGTTGAGTACAAGGTTGGACAGCGGTTCTCTTTCGATGAACCAGACAATGACAAAGCGTTTTCGCTCATGTGGGATTCTGTAATCGTTACATGGGAAGGTATCGAAACCGCTGATGGAAAACCGCTGGAATGTACCACGGAACACAAGCTGAAACTCATGCTGGAATCCCCGGTATTTGCCGGGACGGTTCGTGTATTTCTCGAAAAGCTCACGGAACTTGACGCAACCGAGAAGGAAGCCGAAGAAAAAAACTGAGGCGCCTCGCCTCCTGGATGTTCCACAAGGGGAAGGAGTGCGGGGAAACGTGTCAAAACATGTACACTCTCGACGGTGGCTCCCCCCCGTGTTCTGAGTGTTACCCGAACCCGCTTCCCGCGAACCGGGAGGCGGTCAGGGTATACGGATTGGTTTCGCATCAGGTGAGAGTGGCGGGCATGGGGGAAATCATCGGGCTTGACTATTCAGCGGTGTTTCCGGTGATGGAATTATGTGGAGTGCAGGACAAGATAGATTGTTTGGCGCGGATAGAAGTTATTTTCCAAGAAATTCAGGAAATGAGAGCGGATAAATGAATATCAGCGGAGTATATGCCATTTGGTGTAATGGAAACCAAAAAATATACATAGG